TTTACGGTAGAAGTTTTCAGCTAACTCAATAGCTTTCATTTCCAGTTTTGATATGTTAGATGGGTAGAGCCTAACTGGTACTTTCTCAGTTTTGTTTTTAGACAGCACAACGTATCTGCGTTCGCCAGCTAATAATTTAAACTTGCCATTGTCTAAAGGGACTACTGCAAGAGGAGAAATTAGTCCTCGTTCATGCATAGACTTTTCCATCTCTTGTAAGTCTCCCATGTCCTGTCGAGCACGATCATCTACGACTATTGACTCGATGTTTACCATAGCTACTTTACCTACTTCGATGCTCATAGTTACTCCTCTCCTAATTGTTTAAGTAGTTCAGCCGCTTGCTCAGCGGACAGTTTAGGGGTTGACGTAGCTTTTGCTTTCTTGATTGTTTTAGATGCTTTGCGAGACTTGACAGGTACTCGCCGTGACAAGCGGATTTGACGTAAGCGTTCTATGGCTTCGTCAGACCCCATGTCTAAGATAGATGTGTAGTCTAGGTCTTTTAATTGACTCATTTTGATTCTCCTAACTTCTTCCGAGATGAGTATTTGTTGTCTAAGAGAGAAGTAACATAGTTTTCAGTAAGCACTAGTTTCTCTCTTTGATAGATCATGTAGAGTCTTCTAGCTTTCTTCAAGTGGTCATGGCATAAGAGTAGACGATAAGGTTTGAAGAAACTAGAGACAGCCACTACACTATTACCGCAGCCTTCAACTTCACATATCATTTCTCTATCCTTTTCTTAGCCCTAGCCATTGAGGGTAATATGTCACTTGGCTTGACAGCTTCATCGAGTATAGCGCCAATGACTATATGTCCATGTTCTTGGATAAGGTCTAACAAGTCATTTAAGATAGGAGCCATGATAGCTTTGCGAACTCCATAGTTTGTTAGAAGCTTATCAGCCCTTGCCTTCAGTTCCTCAGATATCTCAAATGAGAATCTAGGAACGTACTCGTAGTCGGCCTTAGACATAGTTAATCTCCTATTTCCATTTAGTAGTTGGAGTGATGACTGCTTTGTCAACTCTATATTTGAGTGGTAAGAGGATTCGGATTAAGTTTGATATCTCATCTTCGATGTTCTCTGTTGGGACATATCCTAAGGCGGTTAACTTGTCACGGCTAGGTGAGTAGTGATGATCTTCAACTTCGTACCTAGGATTGTTTATTTCTTCGACAAACACATTAAGTTTGTGATCATTGACTGCTTTATCATAGACCATGAAGGCCAAGTCTTTTATTCGATAGACTGATTCGAACTGATTAAATGTCCTATATTCGCCCTTCTCAGGTGGATTGTCTATAGCTATTTGTAAGCATTGAAGTGAATCTTTGAGTGGCAAGAACGAACGGGCCTGTCTTCCGCCACCATAGATTGACAATGGATAGTTGCATATTGCTTGGACACAGAATCTATTGATTGCAGTTCCGAAGTATTGGTCATAGTCGAAGCGAGTAATTGTTATGTCATCTGTGTTTTCAGTATTAAGACCGAACACTACACCTTGCATTATATCAGTGGAACGCAAGCCCCAGTTGCGGCAAGCAAAGTCTATGTTGTAAGTGTCTTGGACTTTGCTGACGTGATAGAATGAACCAGGCTGACGAGGGAATAGGAGACCGGCCATAGGACAGGTTGGATTTTCTAATTGCTCATGAGGAGAATGACTATCTATGGAATGATAGATGCAATCTTTCTTCAGGCACATCTTAGGAATGTCCCCTTCAGGTATGTCACAGTTAGGTGTACCATACTCACCCATCGTACCGAGTTTAATCAAGTGTGCATCAGGACAGTTTTCATACATAGCCCAGAGTAAAGCTAACGTTCCGCAGACGTTGTTAAGTTGAGTCTGCAAAGATTCTCTGGCACTCTTCATTGACCAAGGAGCTGACGGCTGTTCGGCCAAATGAACTATGGTATCAGGCTTGAGGAATTTAAGTACGCGGTTTAATAGATAGTAATCATGTAGGTTGAAACAAGCAACTGCGTCTATGAAATTAGAATGTGATCTGAGGTAACGTTCTCTTTCTGTAAAGCCTTTGATTGGAGTCAGGGATTGGGTTATCTTTCTGCGGAATAAGTTGTCTAGCCCACACACTTCATAATTGTTAGAGCTGTTTAATAGCTTGGCTGCAAGTGACCAACCTATGTAGCCGTCGATTCCTAAGATTAAAACTCGATGCTTCTTTTGCTCTTTTAATTGTGCCATTCCAGGGTTTACCTTTTCTCCACAATAAATACAGCACATATTTTTATCTACTTGAATTGCCTCTCCTGGGTAGCTTATATGACAGTGATTGCAAGTCATTTTAGATCCTTTCATAGATAATTAAATAATTTAATTAACTTAAAATATCTACTAGTTATTATTTAGCTTTTGAGAATTATAGCAATTTTCATATCTGTGTCTGGATGAATTATAAATTTGTCCTTGTTTTCGTTATAATATTCTTGGGCGGTCCCTCCAAACTTACGGCTCATACCACGCCAATCGGCTACCATTTGTTTGATATACTTGAACGGCATTGGTAGGGGGATGATTTCATCCTTGCGGGTTACACTTACCCAATAGTTCCAATGGTGCTTATTGCGTTTTTGGTGGAGCAACCAACCCTTTTGAAAATTAGAATCACTCTCATCTGACCGGCTGTAATTATTGGCCCTATTTTTAGATTGAAAAAATTTTGCATATGGGATAAATTCTGACGGTCTAAACTTGGACAGGTCATGGGTAAGCGCGTGTAAATACATACTCATTTTACAACACTCTATGCCAACATTTATTTTGTGTCTAATGACATATTTAAAGTATCGCCAGTACATTAAGTATATCTCCTTCTACTTAGTCCTGAAGTTACTTGCGTCTACCAATGGCAAGCCTTCCATATCCCCACCCGCCCCTCTACCTAACAGAGTCTTTCATCTGGTTTGTAGTCGTCATTAAGGCTTGCCAATTCCGCCACTCCCTCCAAGTTACATTATTTAGGCATTACGTATTTCTTGACCGTGTTGCTATCGCCGTACTGATCACTCTTGCGAATGCCAAGAATGACCCATCCCTCGAGTCCTGGAAGGTCGTCTTCCCAGGAGAACGGCCGAGAAATATCAAGACCGAATGCCTGAGTAAATTGCTTGAAGCTAAACAGAGAACGCTGAAAGGATTTAGCGTCAAGCTTGGTTTTATCCAGCTCCCACATGAAGTCGGAGAACTCAATCACCATAGGATCATCAGGTACATCGAAGACTACTGAGTGCCACACGCAGTCGTTCTTGTCACTGACGCCGCTATTAACTTTGATAATGCGGGCCTTGACTTCTGTTCCGGCCGGAAGGATTTTAGGTTCTGGTGCGTCCTTAATCTCATTTTCTAGTTCGCTGTAGTCGCTAAGAGTCATTTTCAAAAGCTCCTTTAATTGAGGTTGTTTACGATTGGAGTTGCAGAATGCAACCCACTTTTCAAAACTCATTCCCTTGTAGTACATTAACATTGCTTTGGTAATTCCAGGCATCACCTCCTTAATCAATCTCCTGATGAATAGTTTCGTCAATCAGAAGTGGTTCATCACTAATTGAATCATCAGGATTTATCCACTTCTTACGCTTGACTTGGAAAGTGGTACGTTGACGCTTACCGTCGCATTCAGTGAATCCATCTTTTTCCTGAATGTCTGTTTTTTCTTCCTCAATGAGGATAGAAGCATCACGGAAGCTTATAACATCAGTGAAGATAGCTCTTTGTTTATTATCAGCTTCGTAGAATCTCAAAGCCATAGGCATCTTGAGAGTTCTACCAGATGTTGAATTAGATCCTCTTGCAGCAGGACCGAAAGTTACTTTCCATTCTTCAGGAACAGTAACACGAACACGAGTTTTGTCTTCCTTCTCAATGATGTAAGTTTTGTTAGACATTGTTTCCTCCTATTTAAACACCAGTTTAGGTTTATCTTCCCAAGGCAATCCTATTTTCTTAAGCAAAGAACGAATGTTAGCTTCTTCCTTAGCCTTGAGTCTACCGTCACCTTTGAGCCGTGACCTAGCCACGAACTGTCCTTGGGATTCGATTAGCAAGTGCCGCTGAAGTCCGGCTGAGGTTTCAGTTCCTTGGAGTACGTAGAGTTCATCGAACTGCAAAGGAATAGTTACCATCGCCTGACCAGTGGTGAAGAAGCGATAGTAGATTTTCTTAATATCACTTCCCTCCTTAGTCTGACCAATGACTTCCTCAAACTGACGCAGGTGTCCAGTTAAAACAAAGTCACATGGTAGGTTCATTAGTTTCTTGATATAGTTAATCATTAAAGTTTTTTGTGGAGTGTAGTCACGATTCCACTTAGGCGCTTCACCTGCGTGATTAGCTTTACCAAGCTGATAGTTCATCACTGCATCACCCCAGGTACTGGCACTGTCAAGTGCATAAGTCCCGAACATTTCAAAGTAGCCAGTCTTAAGGCGAATGTCTACAGTCTTCATCCATTCTCCGAAGACTTTAGGATCGTAGGGATCTTCTCTTTCCCACTGAGTATCAGCGACGATATCACCTCGTTCGATCCACTTTCGTAGACACTTAGTTCCACCTGGGTCAAATGAGTCAACATGGACAGGGAATCTGGCTGTTGAAAGAAGGAAAGATTTTCCTGAGCCGCTTTCGCCAGTAACAAGAGCTGAGAATCGCTTTTGCAATCTGTCTTGATTGTAATAGTCAGTGACCCTTTTGAGTTCTGCTTTGGCGTCATAAGACATTTCCTTTATTCTCCTTTAATGTAGATTTGCTCTAGCACCTTGCCAACTGCGTCAGGAATAGACTTGATTAACATCTTATTCCACGCACGAGGTTGATCTCCAGATATGTCTTTTAGTTCCTTTATCACCTCCCCTATAGGTACTCCGTGGCGCAGAGCTAGTGAAGTAAGGCGGCCAGTTACTTCTGCTTTAGCCATGATAGAAGCACCACTCTTTCCTATCGTACAGAAGACCTCAACTGGCTCACCTTCGTATTCGGTTATAGTTATGTACAACTGGCCGTGGCCTGTAGGTACTTTGACAGTTCTTGATGGAAGTGTGTCAGGTCTGTTTTTCATTCTTTTTTTCCATCTCCCTTAGAATAGCTCTGTGATGTGCAACTTCGATCTCAAACTCCCATCTACAGTGGTCACAGCATACAGGTGGATAGGTTCCTGCATTAATATGACTTCCACACATTATGCACTCAGTATCTACATCGTCCATTCTAGGTCCTTCTTATAAGTGGTTTCCATTTCACTTGGGTTCCAATGCTCTACACGAAAGCCTAGTGGAGGTTCAGCACAGCGTGCTAATGGATTAGGCCAGGACTGACAGTAGTCATGGAACTGGCATCCCCAGAACTCGGTACATGAGGTATCGTTCAAAGGGAATGCCATCATCACTGTGTCCTCTTCCTTACAATGCATTAGCCTGTCCATTTCTCTTTCGAGTTCTGAGTAGAGCTCATTGACAGTCCATAGCCAGACATTCATTTGACTAGGTGGCTTGAATGCAGGGACTCGAAGAAAGTTAACATGATAACCTGCTTCACGAGCCTTGGAGCCACGCTTTAGGTACTCAAAGCCTGTGCCACAGAACTCAACGCCCAAGACTTGCTCAATAGGATACATGCAATATAAGCAATGAGTGTAAGTTCCATTCTGCAGACCGAGTTGAAACTTCTCACTCCACTGACGATTAAAAGATCCTTTCTTCGACTTGTGATCCCAAGAAAACACTTTACCGTCTTCCTTTTGAGCAAGCACTGAATCCATGCGGTAGTAGAGTTTGCGACCGTCTGGTGAGATAGGCACTGTTCCAGAAGTTTCGGTGTATAGAACTTGGTTATGTTCTAAATCACCTTGACGCTCAGTAGCGAATTTATTCAGAGCTACTAACACTGCAAATGGATCTTTTGGAATATAGAGCTCATCAGTTTCTTCTGGAAACTCCTTACGATAGTGCTCTTCAAAAGCATTGTGAGCTTCAAATACTTTGTCATAGCCGTGGAGGAGTTGATACTCACGAGCTATGTGCCAACACTCACCGAAGTACAGGTCATGAGCAGGAACATCACGTCTCCACCCAAGAACATACTCGAAGAAGAACTTACGTCTGCATCGTTCAAAGGTGTCGAGTTTAGATGAGTCCACAATAGACCAGGTTGGTTCTTCTTTTAGTGGAAAAGGCATTAGATTAACTCCTTCTGGCTGATGCGTGAGCGGATAGCAACCACAGACCGTGAATGATTCTTTGCAATCTGTGACAGTGCAGTTCTTACTTCCTGAACGAGAAGTTCATCTTCCTCTGCAAGCCATCTCGTTCCAGTTTTTTCTAATGAAGTCTGAATTGTGCCAAAGAAGTTTCTACCTAGCTCGTTGATTCTTTCTAGTAGTTCATTATCATTTCTGTGCTGGTTCTTGAATCGAGTTCTTAGTTCTTCAACGACTACTTCTCTAGCCACAATTTTTACAAGGTGTGTGATTGAGTTTGTTTTCGGTCTTGTTAGATTTTTCTCCATTTGCTTTTACTCCTTTTCCCACTTACCAGAAGATATAACTTCTTCTGGCTTTGAATAAGTTGACATCATTACACAGTGATGGAAGAAGATTGCTTCGTCTTCTCTCATAGTAAGTGTTCCACAATTACCTCCGTTCATAAAGACTGTCACTCTAGTATGAGTTCCATTAGCTTCTATTGCTTTTAGATGAATTTTAGCTGGTAGGCTCATATCTTTTACTCCTTTTCTAAGTAGTCTAAAACTATGTCTAGTTTAAAGTTAATTTCCTTAAGGAGATCAAGAGACTCAGATTCAGATTCAGGTTCAGACTCAACTTTATTGAACAAAGATTTAGGAATAAACTTGATGAACTTCCTACAGCTTATACAAGTAGCTTTCATATGAGGACCTACTTGTTCTATCTGAGCCTCTTGCGCCCCACAGTGAGGACAACTTAAACTTATTACATCGTTAAAGTTCATTGTCACTTCCTAAGCAAATGTTGATCGAGAAGTTCTTGGGTCATTCTAAGAACTCGTTCTTTTAACTCAATCACATACTTCTTTGATAGTAGTATTGAGTCACTAACACGTCCATCCATGGCTATGTGTAGCTCTAATACTTCCTTTCTCCACTTCCGAAGTGTTCTTTCTGTAATCATAGCTAACCTCCTTTACCAGTTTATAAGCATTATGAAAAAGCCAAGACACATACTACCCGTCATATACTTACCTAAACAAGTGTAGCTTATCCCTAATGAAAGGGACAATAGTTCTAGTAAGTATATAAATATCTTTATAAGTTCATCCATTAGCTGACTTTCCATAAGATCATTAAATTATTTAACGAACTGGATTTAAAAAACTATGTTCCGTTCTATGTACACTCCTTGCTTGAACAGTAAGAGGTTTAACTTCTTATGCTTCACAGCAAACGTAGCACAGACAATCGAGTTAAGTACGTTAAGCGAACAGGGCACGATGAAGTCTTTGTCCCTAGAGTTTTTCAATACTTCATTCGCTTGTCTGTGCATATCGTTGATGTTGAAGCGATTTAGTCTACCTTCAGTAACAAAGACAATTTTACCGAAGTGTTCAGCCTCACTAAAATCATGAGCGCTTTTGTTTACTATATAGACTCTAGTCATCATTGATAGCCTCGTCTAGATCTTTAAACTCCTGTTCCATTTTAGAGGATGGTAGTTGATTATCTCTTACCTGCGACAGTAAGTTGTTCGGTGCAGAACTTTTCTCGACTCTCTTGTGTTCCTTAGCTCGTCGATCAGGTTCGAACTCGAAGTCAGGTGAAGATGCACGTTTCACTTTGTCTTCAAACTGTTCATTCTCAATCTTGATCCGATCGACTGTAGGTACATTACTGTCTGTGATGTTAACTACGTTCTCAGCGTTACATTCATGAGGGTCGATTAGATCTACAATCACCTGACGATTTTTAAGTGACTTGCGACTCCACTTGAGCGGAGTGCCACAGTTGCTACAGAAGAATTGCTTAGCCATTAATAGTCCTCCAATTCGCAGATGCCAACTTTAAGTTGGTTCCAAGGTTTAGCAGTAGGTTCTATTTCAGTTACCACACAGATAGGTTCGTTGCCGTACTGTAGGAATGCAGCGATCTCGGCGCTTATCCTACCAGGCACATAGCCGATCATTACTTCCTTGTCACTTCCCTCGAACCACACAGCTGACTCATAATGCAGTTTGATTGCATTAGGATCGTATTTGTTCTGAGGTTCAGGCACCATCTGAATACGATCCCCTTCCATCACTTCATCTATTACAAGCCTTAAGTTATGGTGCTGTACTCCTGCCACGTAGAATTCCCAACTGTCTTTTCCCATTTCTTTTCTCCTTTCTCTTTCTAGTAATAAGTTTTCATACAAAGGTGAAATTTCTTCAGGTTGATAGCCTTCCGATGTGATATAATCAAACTCATTATCGAAAGCAAGTTGAGCCATATCTCCTACAGGTAATGAAAAACTTAGCATCCGATTTATAGTGGTTAGAGTTTTAACCTTTGCCATATGTTCTATCATTGATATAGTATTATACAAATGACTATCATCCATATCACAGATACGTATCTTAGTTCCATTTTTCATAGACCACTTTTTAGTCTGTTTCCTGATGCTCATTATAGTTTCTCCTATAACTATTTTAACTAACTAATTCAGCATAAACAGGAAAGCGAGGTACCTTGTTCCCACTCGTGATATGCTGATACCCGACTCTGACTCGCATACCTGGTAGAATTCCTCTAATAGACCAAAGCTCTTCTCTGGCATCCCTGGAGAATCCAGTCCCAACACTGAATTTTGTACCATCGCCACTTGCACAGATGAGAGCACCGAGAGAACCTTTTGGGATTCCATCTTTAGATATCTCCTCCTGCACACCTACTATTTCATAGATGTCTTCCTTTTTAGGTTTAAACTTCATCACAAGCGTACTACGTTTCCTAACATAAGGTGCTTCGAAGTGTCTAACAATAATACCTTCATATCCCAAGTTTATTAGCTTATCATAAACTTTCATTATATCGTCTAGTGATTCAGCTAACCAGAATGGAGAAACTTTAACATTAGGATGGAAGTCCCTCAGCTTTGAAATTATCTTCAGTCGAACAGCGTTAGGCTCGTCACTTACACAGTCAAAGCAGTGGAAATTAATTGCTTCGTGGTAAGGACTAATGTTGATAGTTCGAGAAGTGATTGAGACTATTTCCTCAAAGCTCCATCCATGATGATAGAGTTCACCATCAAGTTCGTAAGGAACTGGACATTGCTTGAGAATTTTGTTCAAGTGAGGGACTGAAAAGATTACATTCTCTTCCGAAGAAAGCAACATGACTTCTCCATTGTCCAGTCTAATGACCCTACATCTAACTCCATCAAATTTAGGCTGGACGATGTAAGGAGGATGCCATTTAGCAAGGCGCTTTTCTTCAAAAGGATAGCACTTCATTATCCCTTTCCACCGTTGCCAGTTGTTAGGCATTGTTAGATTCCTCCTTAAGATATTTTTTCCAAGCTTGGATAACGGAGTTTTTGAATCTAACTACATCATGTTCGTTGTCAAAGTGGATGCAAATACGTGGAGTGTTGTAGGATTCATAATCAGCATTTATTACAAAGGATGTATCACTGAAGTGTGCTCTTGCTTGAGGTCTGTCAGTGTGACTGAATAGAGTTACGTCGTAGAAATTCATCTTTTTCTCCTTTTATTCCTTTTATTGTGCTAGACCGTACATTTTTTAGGATGAAAGAAGGTGCTATCGACCTAAGCCAATAGCACCAACTTTCTCTTCCGCCAAGAAGAACTCCAGTTATTATCCAGCCAACTCTCTCAACTGGGCAATAAGCTTTTTCTTCTCTTCCGGCGTTGCACTGGCGAACTTGGCTTTGAAAGCCGACTCGACATCTATTTTCCCACCAGTTTGTGCGACGCCTAATACTGCTCCACTAAGTCGAGATTGAATCTCCTCAGGAGTTTCTCCTCTTTTCAACGCACTACGAATGTTGGCCTGCAGCGTGACACGCCAGTTGGCGAAGGCATTTGAGAGAATTGCCTCCGCATTAGACCATTTTTGAGCTTCTTCAAAAGTTTCTGGAAACGGAACCTCTACAGTGACCGGCCCGAGTTGAGCTTGCGTCACCTGTCCTTGTGCATCCTTTCTTTCAGGTACCTCTGCAGTTACTTGCTTCTTTTCCATTTTACTACCTCCTATGGTGTTGGTTAGCGGCCGTTATTGGCCTTTGTTATTTTACCACGATAACAGAAGTTTAATTGTTTGTCAACGTATTTTTTGGTGCATTTACATCCAGCATGTCAATGTACTTTTGACTAAATTTCCAGACTGATGCTTGCACATGGCCAGTTGGCACTCGCTTACCAGTGTCTTCGAACCAACCACTTTCAAGGCACTTCTTAACAACGTACTCGTTCTCACTCAAAGTTTTAACGAAGAATTCTCCCTCTTCTAACTCATGTGTGTGGTCTGATAAGTTGACACTTAATGTACATACTGGAAATCTAGGACTTTCGTAATCTGTTAAGACAACAGCTGGAACATTATTAGTAGCATATATCTTAACTTCAATAGCCAGTTTGCCATACTTAGTTTCAACATAAGGTTTCATTAACTACCTCCTTTCAAATAGGTTTGAAAACAACTTCTACCTCATTGCAAGGTTTGCCATCTTTCCTCGAAATAAACTGAGGAATGTAGATAACGAATGGCTTGTCACTACCAGGTCCCCATTCATACTCATAACGATCACCACCTGATTTCTTAGCTGGCCTTGCGAGTTTAAAAATAAATACTTGTTCCATAGCTTTTACTCCTTCCTTTTAATGTAGTAGATTAGTACAGCCAAGTTAAGAAGATTCTGCAATTGAACTATCTTCAATTCATTCTCTGATATTAAGAATGGAGTCAAAGTTCCATCCTCGTTATCAGTGAAATGTAGAGGTACATTAAACTCTTTTGCAATAGTCTCTAATCTCTGTTTGATAGTTTGAAACTTATTTATTGTAAGTACTTCAAGTCTCATCTACTTAAATCTCCTTTTTTTAAAATTAGTCCGTTAAATAATTTAACGAACTGTTAATAAAAACTTCTACTGCATAACTAGGATGAGAACAATGACTTTTGTCCCACCTATCTTCCTCCCAAGTAGCGCAACGCCATAGGAAGGCGCCACACCTATGGCACTGAGCTATAATGAATGGAGATGATTTGATTTCTTCTTCCATCACTCTAACTCCCTTTCAGCCATAGCAATTAGCTCAGCAAGTTGTGATTTGCTAAGGGACTGCAATTGCTTAGCCATTGAAGATGGTTGTTTAGACTGTGATTTAGATGTGGGAACTCCTGCAGGTTTCAACACTTTCAAACGGCCGTCTTTCTCAGCACGTTCGAGGTCTAGCTTCTTATATTCCTTTTTTATTGCACTGTATTCCATTTCTAACTGTAAGGCCTTTTGTCTAGTCTCAAATATTTCTTTCTTGAGCCTAGCTAACTCACACCCAAGTTTTATTTTCTCGTCTGGGATGAGATAGGTGTTTTGATTACTGAATGCTATCAGTTTCATTTATCCTCCTAGTCCCACCAATAGAGATTTGACAAAGTAGGTCATTTCACTAACAAACTCCACAAACAGGTACCTAGCACCCCATGCTTTGAAGATAAGGTACCAAAGGATCAGTGAAAGTAACCCGCCCCAGAAGAACATTTTACCTAAGTCTCTTAGACTCATTTCTTCTCCTTTCATTTAGATATTGTGCTATTTCCTCTTTACTATAAACATGAGGCTTGTTGCTCCTACCTCGGTGCTTAGTCCTCTGTTTTTTCTTAGGTAGAGGGCTACGATAGATAGTTTCTAGTTTCTTTTTCAAGGACTCTATTTCGACTATCCAAGCACTCTCTTTCATAACTAAAGCTTCCTTTCTACATCCCCTTATAGTTAATTGTGTAGCGATCAATAGTCCGATCTGCTACAGTTTTTAAATAACTAGCCTCACTCTCATTGAACAACCTTCCAAATTCAAGTTCGACTAGCTCCCTAATGCAGTTGGTTATTGCTTTGGACATAGCTAACATGTCCTCTTGACGTTGGCTGAGTTTTTCCATTTCTTCTCCTTTCGTTAAGTTAATTGAGTACCTAGTCAATGTCCGACTAGGCACTCTATAACCTAGCGATAGGTTAGTGGGTTATATCTTCTTAAGACCCTTTCTAATGTGTTCATAGAATCCACTTGGAGCTGTGAAATTCAATCTTACAATCCCTGCCTTTAAAGCATCCTCTATACTACCTTTAAAGGTAAGGACGGCACTAGCCAACTCATGATCTATCATTCTTAGTTCTTCCCTTAATTCATTTCTCTTCGTAATCAAATCTTGAATTTCTGCAGTGTTTAAATCCATAGCTTTTACTCCTTTAGATTTCGTCTCCATAAATAACAGTTACAATCTCAATAGCTTCATCTATATCCTCAACGATAGCCAACTTTACCTTCATAAGGTATTCTCTGGAAGTCATATGGCCTTCCAGATATGAATCTCTTAAACTATTTAAGCTGTTGTAAAGTGTGTCGCTAATCTCTAAGTATTTTTTCTGTTTTGACATAAGGTTTCCTTTCGTAGTTGAATGTTGTCGATGAATGAAACTTTGACCATGCCACCACTATATCAAACATCCATGGCATTGTCAACAAGTTTGATCCATTTACAGTTCAATTCATCTACGTTAGACCCAGACCATTAAATTATTTAACGATCTTATTTTCCTTACCTAATCCACACATAGCATCTAATTGCTCATTGAGTAGTTTATCTTTCTCAGCTATCCGTTCATAGTCAGCATTAATCTCTTTATCAGTCTTACTCCTAATCATATCTTCATTAACCACCTTCTTAGGCCTACCGACTTTAGGTGCATTATCTAGCTCAATTTTCAACTTAGCCGCCGCATTATCTCTAACCTCTTTCTCTTTAGCTTCCCTTTCAGCATTTAACTTCTTAACCATTTCACTAGTATCCTTAGCTTCTCTAGCTATAGGACTTTTATCTTTAATCTCATACTTTTCTGTCCTAGCTTTCTTCAAATAATCTTCAAGTCTAGCTTCTCTCTCTTCCATTGTTTCTTGTTTATCAACAACTTTCTCTTCACTCTTACTATCAGCTGGATCACCTTTATACTTTCCTGTAATAGGATCAAAGTACTTATCAAACCTACCACTCCCAAACCTACCTACTACATGGCGCATTAAACTAATATCCTCATCTGTAACACTGTGAGCATTGTGCATTTTCTTATACTCAATAGGTGCATAGCTCTCAGGATCATCTCCTTCAGCTCTAAGACTTTCAAATGCCTTTGCCATAGTAAGCTTGCGTTGATTCTTACTAATATGCATCTTCATCTGCCTAAGTCCCATGTACTGCAATACTCTATCAGCTTCTTCCACACTTTTACATCTAGCCTTAAACCCATCACTTCTATCAATAGCTGTCCACGCCATATCCACAGCGAAACCTACCAACTTACTAATGGTCGTAACATCTAATCCTGCATCAGTGAACCACACAGCTAAGTCAACCAACTTAACCACATCAACCCTAGCACTCACACTAATACTCCTTTCAACTTTCAACTCATTCCTACCTCTCATAACTTTCCTCCTCTCTTAGCATTAACTTTATCTGTGTAATTGTCATTGTTTGCGTTCCCCATGTACCCCTACCCCCTTGTAATGGAGCCTCTGTAAAATATTTTTTTCTAGTGTCATAGGTGGGGGGGGGGTACATAGGCAACGTCAACAATTACATATTACAAATTACAATATCAGAACTAACCATCAATGTCAAGGTAATATTCCGTGCATTTAGGTTGCTAGTCCATTAGATCGTTAAATTATTTAATGGACTAATGCCCTGACAACTATTCCATTGTCACTTCCCACTATGTAGTTGCAAATCTAATCATTTAAACTATTAACTACGTCACTTCCCACTATGTAGTTCGGAAACTATCAACAAAAAAAACCTAGTTGATGGAATTAGAACATCCACCAACTAGGTCATTATTAGGTGGGCTGATTAGTTTGGCGATTTAGTTATTTAGACAGCTTTTCTATCATTTCAGCGAACTTTGCCGGATCGTCGACCATTACAGTTGCCAAGTTTTCTGGCATACCGGAATTGACAAGTTCGGCAATGCGTTCGGCCCTGGACTTGATTTTTTTGCCGACGTCGCTAGCCAATACAACCTGGCCGTTATAGTTAGCCGTGATTTCATCCGCGCTGAGCGTTCGCATAGGCCGTTGGATGGCTATCGTTCGATCACTCACTAGCCATTGTTTAATATCATTATCGCTAGCCGTACTGAAATCGAACGTTACAACGGTTTGAACTTTATCGCCTGCGTGGTTTTTGGTTGAGAACGTATGCTGAACTTTTCCAATAAATTGACCTAATTTATTAGCCATGATTTTTATCCTTTCATATCGCTAGGTTATGGCATTAGAAATTAGACCAAACTAACCACGCCCACCTTTTGCACGTTTCCGCACCTAGTCGCCCGACGTCTATCCGCCGGATTAGATGCACGTACACCAAATTTTCAAAGAACGAAAAAAACACTCACAATGTAAAATCATTAAATCATAGTTTTAATGAAATGTCAACAACTTTCGTAACCCATTGAAATCATTGAGGATTCTAGCTGTGCAATTCCGATGGGGGAGATTGAGCGTCAACTCCGCCCGGTTACCCTCAACACATTTCTTACCAAAAAATAGAATAAAATGTACAACTTCGTACAATTACAAAAGAGGTAATGATGTTAAGATCGTTAAATAATTTAAAGGACTAAATGCCGTCAACAGTGGGGATACTAACTACTCGTGGCCGTACAAAATTTCACAATTAGGCTCTGCAACTAAATGCACGAAAAATTACCTTGACAAACAAATTCCATTGTGTTAGACTGCACTTGATAATCGAATATTGAAAGGACTAACTAATGCCTGAACAAGCGCAAGCAACTAAAAAATCTCTATACGGTTTCGAGGTGAGAGAAGTTGATAATCGCCGAACTAATCGTGAAGGCTGCTATGACATCAAGCAACTCTGGCAACGTTCGCATGAGATTATTGGGCTTGCGCTTCAAGGAATGAAACAAGTTGAAATCGCCGAAGTCCTTAACATCAGTCCTGTGACTGTAAGTAATACACTCAACTCAACACTCGGCAGAGAAAAACTCTCTGACATGCGCGAAGATAGAGATGAGCATTATAAGAAACTTTCTAAGCGCATTCAAGAGGTTGCTATGAAGGCGATTGAAACTTATGACAAAATCTTTGACAGCCCAAGCTATGATCCTCGGCTTAAGAAAGAAACAGCTGACACAGTCTTGTTAGACATTTCAGGGCTTAGAGCTCCTACCAAAATCCAGTCTGACCATCGATCACTTAACCTAACTGCGACTGCGCAGGAAATTGAAGAGTTCAAGCGTCGAGGAATTGAAGCTGCTAGAGAAGCAGGTAAGTTAGTCATCTTAGACAATGTTGAACAGGAGGAGGTTGAATAACTATGAAAAGGCTCAAGCAATTTCAACTCGCATTACTGATAACTGTAATCATTGCTTCATTAGTTAGCTGTGCTGGCTTTAATAAAAGTTCTTATAGAGCCATGGGCACTATGGCTACCGCTTACGATGTAGCTATGAAAAGTGCAGCTGATTTGCACTCAAGGGGACTCATCTCAGATGCAGGCAAACAAGCTATAATTACTGAAGCTAGGAACTACTCAATAGCTCACAATAAAGCCATCGACGCCTTTCAGGCCTATCTAGCGGCTGAATCCCCTGACGAGCAAGAACGCTTAAAACAACAGTATGTTGCAGCTGCTCGGGTAATGCTTAATTACTACTCAGCACTCCTAAACATCTTCAATCGTTATGGAGTTCTAGGTGGTGAGCAAGTACAGCCTTGGTTTTAACCACTAATAAGCAAGGAGGTTAGCATGGACAAAACAGCTTTTATCGTCTTGACTTTAGTCGAACTTGTCCTCAAATACGGCCCTGACATAGCGCTTAAAATGGTAGCTGCTTGGGCACCTGAGAATCCAACAATTGAGGACTGGAACTCTCTTCGGGTTAAGGACCCTGAGGACTATTTCACTACATGATTCCTGACAACTTAATACCTTTAGTTTACTTAGTCGCTGTCGCCGCCATTGGAGGAGCTTTGCATTACTTGGGAGTCCCTCCAGAAATGAACGGGCTCATCGTGGGTGCAGGTCTAACTCGAGTTAAGATATCTTCCTCTCCGGCCAAGGAAGATTCTAAATTATGAGTTGGAAGCACTTTACTAAAGATGAGTTCACCTGCAGGTGCGGGTGTGGCGAGAATCTAATTTCTCCTCCTTTCATAGACCTCCTCGACCATGCTCGCACCTTAGCAGGAATCCCTTTTATTATTAACTCTGGCTATCGCTGTGAGAAGCATAATAAGGAAATAAATAGCAAAAGCAATTCAGCTCATGTTAAAGGAGTAGCGGCTGATATTAGAGTTAACACAAGCTTTAAACGATACTTAATCTTAATGGCTTTGATTGAAACTGGATTTAATCGCATAGGAATTGCAAGCAACTTCATTCACGCTGATAGTTCTAAAGAACTAGTACAAAAAGTCATTTGGACTTATTAAGATGCTAAAGCCTATTGACATATTAGTCACTGGTGGCGCAGGGTTTATAGGTACTAATTTACTAGAAACTCTTTGCCAAGGTAACTTTGAATTAGTATCTGTGGACTTGTATGAAAGCACATCTGTTAAACCTCTAAATATTGAACGAGTAGTGCTTGATGTAGCTATTTTAGTACCTCGAATTAACACTAAAAAAATAGTTCATTTAGCATCTGAAACAAATATTAGGGATTCAATAAGCAATCCACGAAAAGTATTCGACCGCAACACTATGTCAATGCTTAATGTACTAGAATTAATACGTAAAGACTATGCAGATTCCCTAGTTTTTACCTCTTCAGCTAGCGCTCAAGAAGCACTTTCGCCTTATTTGGCTTCAAAAGTTGCATGTGAAGCGCTTTGTAAATCTTACTCTATATCTTACAACCTAGACATTAAGGTTTTAAAGTTGTCAAGTGTCTATGGCCCTCACTCTATACACAAAAAGAGTGTAATTGCTCGCTTTATAAAGGCATGTTTTAACTATGAACCACTAATAATCTACGGGTCAGGCGCTCAAGCACGTGATTTTATCTATGTTGACGACGTAGTCGATGCAATCTTGGATGACTACGAAGGTTTTGTGTCTACAGGAACTTTAACCACAGTTAAAACTTTAGCAGAAATGGTTAGTGAGCTATCATTAAAGTATTTAAACTACTCACCTGCAATAAAGCATGATAATCCTGTACTTGGAGAGGTTATTAATCCTACCCTTCACACTGATTTTGAAGCTAAAACTGACCTATATAAAGGACTTGACTTAACTTTCCAATGGTATAGGAGCAATTATGCAACTAAATAACTGGAATAAAGAAGAAGTTGACAGGGCCGAGACTATTTGGGGAGGCAAAGTTCCTCCTTACATCGACGACATGTTTGAGTTTGCTGTGAAAGGCATGTCAAGTTGGCTTGACTTAGGTTGTGGATTCGGAAGATTTTTAAATTATTTAACGGACTGTACAACCGATCCAGATTACATCGGCTATGACTCTTCTCCAGCCATGTGTAAGCGCATCAAAGACAAATTCCCACACTACTCACCGCGCATCTTTCAGCGGCCAATCACTACAAAATTTTCAGTAAACCAAGACTCCATCATATGCAGTGCTGTCTTAATCCATATTACCTTAAAAGAACAGGATCAGGTTCTAAGTGCTATAAAAACCGCTAATCCTAAAAAAGCTACCTTCGACATTAACTCACCATCTGAGCAATGGCTTCTATCCGGCAAACACTTCGAGCGCCGAGTAAAAGGTGAGAACAATGTCTTCAGAATGACCTGGCAATCACACTATATTTTTACTAGAAAAGTAATAAAGCTATTCACTAATCACTCAATAACTACTAAATACTACCCTCTAAAGTTCAATCCAACTAGATACAGGGTATGCTATTTTTTGGAACGCTATGACAATACGGAAGCATGAGCCAGTACCTATATCAGTAATGAGTGAGTCTCCAGGAGGTGATGGCGTAACTATATGCGAGATCTTACGTAAAATCTATTGGGCAACTAACAACGAGCAAATTAAACTAAATTGTCGAATAGCTACTTCAATGGCTAAATCTATGTCAAAGCGGTTAAGGCATTATAAGGATGAAGCTAGTTATTCTGATAGCAGATTTTGGGATAGGAGGAAATAGACTTGAAGCTATCAATTATCATCTCTAATCGCAATGACATAGTAATGCTCAATGTCACTTTGAACAATGCAATAGAAATGATGAAGACTGTAAAAGGTGATTGTGAAATAGTTATATGCGACAATAGTGATCCTAAATTCTATGAGCTAATGCCTATTGCTTATCCAGTAGGTTGGCTGAAGGAAGGTCTAGTCCGTGTTATCAGACAAGAACAACCAGGCTTTACAACTGCTAGGATGGCCGCAGCGGAAGCGGCTAAAGGCGAGTATATCTTCTGTGTGGATTCTCACGTTCTGTTTGGCCTTAACACTTTGCGTGATTCTATTGATTTCATGGAGCGTCATAGTGACAACGAGAATCTCGGCTTTGGCCATCCCCCTATTAGATGGGCTCATCAAGGTCCAGCTGCAATAAAACATACTTTGAAAGTAAGCGACAAAGGCCTCCCTAATGGAGGATGGGATAGGGCTTATAATACTGAACGTAGAATGTATTGGAAGTTTATGCCATGGATTTGTCGACGTGAGTGGTTCCTTAACACACTCCAAGGCTATGGCACTCACGCTTGGCATCGCATGTCTTGGGGCGGTGCTGAGGAAATGATGCAAGTTAAGTCCCTAATGCTTGGCTACGAGAATTGGGCGATACCTACTGATCCAGTAGCTCACATAGGGCCTTACACTCCAGAGGTAATTAAAACTGGCCAATACAAGTATCGAACCTATGGAGCGCATGGTAACTTTCCACACGGCTTTGGAGTCCTCTGTGCTCGATACATAGTAGCCGGCCCTGACCTAGGTTATCGATTGTCTAAGTCAGCCGAAGCACAATTCACAGCTCGGCACAAGATTAAGATTGACGACTATTGGGACAAAGTAGCTGAGGTATCAAAGAAAGAATTCAACTGGTTAAACGAGCGTAAGAAGTACAGTTACCTAGAACTCATTAATGAAAAGCCTTGGGAACAGGATGATACAAGAGCCTCAACAGACGCTGCAGCGTGACCAGACATTAGATTCAATTCTGGCTCTTTGTAGTAATGATACTAGAATGGTCGCTAAGACATTCTTTCCAGAGCGCTTCTCCTTACCATTCGCCGAGAAAGTGCATGGAAAGATATTTGAACTAATCGACTCACCTCATAACAAAATAGCTATCGCCGCGCCTCGTGGTTGGGGAAAGACTTCAATCGTCGCTTTAGCTCTAATGGCTCGTTACATCCTGTTCCACCATACTAACTTCATCTGCTACATCAACAAGTCACATGATGCGGCTAGTCTACAGACTGAAAACTTAAGACGTGAACTTGTAACTAACAAGGACATTAAAAGATTCTTCGGTGACTTTCGGCATCGAGATGTTGATGCTAAGAAAGAGTTCGATGAGGTTTTTAGTAAAAAGGCGTGGGTTGCCTATGACACGCTCGTCTGGCCACGTGGAGCTGGACAACAAGTCCGCGGGGTTCTTTTCAAGAATGACCGTCCAGGACTTATCGTCATAGATGACCTTGAAGACCCTGAGAAGATCGAGAATGATGAGATTCGTAAGGGCTGGCATCAGTGGCTGTACGCTGACGTGATCAAAGCAGTTCCACGCCTTCATCGACATTGGAAGATAGTTTACATCGACACTCTAAAGCACGAAGACTCAACGCTTCAAAAGTTACTGGATTCACCTGAGTGGAAAAGTGTACGGCTTGAAGCATGCGACGACAACTTTAAATCATCAGCCCCACACTTTATGTCAGATGAGGAGATTCAAAGTGAATGGCAAGAGCATGTTAACGCTGGACAAACAGACGTGTTTTTTCGCGAGCTACGAAACCTACCGATTTCCACCAAGGACTCCGCTTTTCGTCGCGAGTACTTTAACTATTATAGCTTGCCACCTGAAAGATCAAAGACCGACAGTGATCTTTCCATCAGTGATGCAGATATACAAGTTGATACAGATATTGAAACAGTTGTATTGCTTGATCCTGCAAAAACCGTCAAGATACACTCTGCGGAATCTGCTATTGTAGGTGTAGGCATAGACATTAATAGCGCTAGACTATACGTCAGAGACATAGTATCAGAGAAAATGTATCCTGATGAGATCTACAATGAACTCTTTGGAATGGCAATAAGACTAGATGCAAAAGTAATAGGTGTTGAAGAAACTTCGCTGAACGAGTTTATTAAGCAGCCTATAAAGAATGAAATGTTTAAGCGTGGAAAATTCTTTGAACTCGTCTGGCTAAAAACTCGAGGTGGGATGAAAAAGGAACTACGTGTTAAGGAACTAGTCCCTTATTATCGCCTTGGCTACATTTACCATAACGCTTCGTGTCAAGGAATTAATCGTCTGGAGCAACAACTCTTAATGTTTCCAAGATCGAAGCTCTGGGATATAATGGATTGTTTTGCCTACATTATAGAAATGCTTGAGATGGGTGAAAGATATTTCAGTCCCACTGCTCCAAAAGGCGATCCTGAAGCAGAATTCAGGGAACTTGAATACGAGGAGCCTATGGAAAACTGGAGGGTGGCATGAGTAATGAAAGGTTAATTGACCGTAGATCAGTATGTCAAGAACATACAGCTACAATGAAGGAGATCTTTGAACAAGTTGACAAGCGCTTACCTATCTGGGCATTTTTAGCTGCGATATCTATAATTGGTGCAGCATTTGGATTTGTAACTTACTTAAGCAATGACTCTATGGCAGGAGTTCATGCACGAATAACTTCACACATAACTTCAGCTGACAAAAACATGCTTGAGATAAAGTCAACTATTAAAGAAATAAACTATACTTTAACTAGAATGCAGGTCAATCAAGCAGTTAACACTACCAATATCCAGGAAATGGCTAAGGATATGGAAGCAATTAAACGAGATGGACACGAAAGGAATAAACATGAAGATCGTTAAAAAATTTAATTATCTATTTATCGTCCTAGCTGTGTTGATTCCATTAGTAGCTGGTGCAGCTTCTGTCAACAAAACTTTAACTTTTTCTTGGGAAGACCCTAACCCAGAAGGCCTTGTTGAGGGATGGTATCTTTACATTGCTGATGAAGATACACTTGAAGCTTATGCAAAAGTCATTGACACAGATGGTAATCCACTGGTTGTAACAAAGGATTCAACAACTATCGTTGATGGCTCTTATCAAGCCGCTAATCCTTTTGTAATTAGTGGTACATCTAACACAGTCGTAACTAAGTATTTCAAACTATCAGCCTATGCTACTGACGTTGAGACTGGCGATATTCTTGAATCTGAACTTAGTAATTCAGCTTCTCACTATTTCAAGATTCCGCTACTGCTTAACGCTCCAGTGCTGATTAAGGTAGAGGAAATCCAGTAATGAAAAGAATACTATTTGTAATACTAACAGTCTTATTAGTATCTACTAGTGCTTTTGCCACAGTAAACTATGTGGATGTTGCTGGGGGGAATGATACCACAGGAGATGGTTCAGCCGGGAATCCCTATGCCACTATAGAAAAAGCTGACGATGGCCTGGGCGGAGGAGATGAAGTAAGGGTTGCTAAGACCGATCCAATAGCTTTGTCTGGAACCCTTACCTTTACAAATGGGTCTACCAGTATTTCCACCAGTGCAGATTTAACTGGTGAGCTTTCGGCAAATGATTTTATCGGGAAGGACGATGGCTGGGATGAAGGCTGGTGGAAGGTATCATCTGTCACGTCAGATACAATCACGCTAGAAAAGGAATATTGGGGAAGCTCTGAGACAACCTCAGCTTATGTGTCAGATCCTGTTGAGCTCTATGACCAAGATCTTTCTACAGCAACTGATGGTGATTCAGCTGTAAGCATGCTGAAAATAACTGGTGGGTGGAACCTGTCAACAGAAACAAGAACAGGTCTTACTCATCTTTGGATGGATGCAACTGCAGCATTCTTTGATAGGCAGTCAACTCAATATGTTGAGATAGCATATTTTGTTTTTCTGGATGCAGGTTATCAAGGGCTTGCTGGTTCTGCATACCATCATTACACTCATCATATTTGTGAGTCTTCTTCTTATTGGTATGGTTCGGAGATAGGAAAGGAAGACTGTGTAATTGAGAATTATGTAGTAGCAGGGAATCAGAACTATGGGCTTATGCTCTCTCTTGATGAATCATTTAGGTGTAAGGTATCTGATTCCTATATATATTCCGTAGGTAGTGGCTCATCTGATTACGCACTTTATATAGCTTGTCATGGTCAGTATGGCATCATCTTTGATAATGTAAAGGTTTATAACGGCTACGTCAATTTAGGATTTGGTGCCTCGGTACAGGGGATCTATTTTAAAGACTGCGTTTTCGATACTACCCAGGTCTATGACTCCGTTTACGATGCTGGCTATACAACAGAAGCAACCTTTGTTGATTGCGAGTTTAAAAATGCAGTTGATGATGGATTTGGAGCTTATGCAACTGCTACTGGTAATTTTAGATTAATCAGACCTATCTTTTCTGGAAATGGTGGTGCTGATATAGAAATGCCTACAGGATACAATCAGAAACTATGCACCCCAACTGTGTTCGTTGAAGACTTTAACGGAACTGCAAACGACGACAGAATGTATTTCATTGGAGGGATAGTCTATAAGGACAGTACCGATGCTCGTACCGGATACTGCCTAAAATTTGATCCAGATGCTCAAGACGGTGGGGATAATGACTTTGAAATGGTTTATAAGATTGGGACTGTGCAAATAGAAAGTGCGGCATCCGATCTTGATCTATCGTTTTACGCGAAAAAAGATGGCTCTTTTGATGGAACTTTGTATGCCTGGGCTGTTGTGAATGGAGTTGTGGTTACTGATATTAGCGAATTGTTTTCTCTTACAACTAGCTATGTAAAGCAAACTGTCACAGTAGATTCAGCTGATCTAACGGTGGGAAAGTTCGCGGAGCTTTGGGTTTCAGTTAATGGTTCGGCTGGCAATGCCTTTATAGATGATTTCGAGGCAGCTAATCAATAGCAGGCGTAAAAATGTCTAACGATTTTGACACATGGAAAGACGGTGAACCTCTTGTAGGCCCAGGGAGTGATGGCTCTTTTGATACCTGGGAAGATGGGGAACCTATAGTTAGACTTGAAGAAGGTACTACAGCGGCACCAACGACTGCAGGAGGTACCACAAGTGCTCCAACTACTGCTCCTCCTACTACGTTGGCTCCTACAACTGTTGTTCCCTCAACAGAGGCGCCAACGACAGCTGCCCCGACTACTTTAGCGCTGACAACTTTGGCTCCAACTACACTAGAGCCAACGACGTTAGCGCCTACTACTCTTGAACCTACTACGTTGGCGCCTACGACAGAAAGTCCGACTACAAGCGCTCCTACAACTATTGCACCTACTACTCTTGCACCTACAACTTTGTTAGGAGCTAATGATTTTTCTAGTTGTGTAAGATGTAGAGCTCTTTGGCAATTCGAATCTGGTGCACTACCAGATGATACACAAAGGACTAATGATCTAACAGCTAATGGTACACCAACTGCTGATACTACTAATTATAGAGAAGGCAGTCAATCTGTAACACTTGGCTTAGATCAATACTATAAATTAGAGAATGCCAATGTAGATGGTATGCCAATGGAGTCTGGTGATACAGATAAGTTGGTAACTATCTGTGGTTGGGTTAGGTTGACAACTATTTCTGGTTGGCAGTTCTTCTTTGGTAAAAGCGATTATTGGTGGGCTAATCGGCAAGGTCTTGGTGTCGGAGCTAATAATGGAGCTGTCCATGTTCATTGGGGAACCGGCGTCGGTGGCCAGGATTTCTCAGTTGGTAAGACACTTGTTGCTAATAGATGGTATCATATAGGTGTAAGAGCTGATGGAGTTAACAAAAGTGGTCATATTAGAATATGGGACGTTACATTAGGTACACTAACAACTCTTGATTTTTATCCTTTAGCTGAGATGGGGGTTGGGTCAGATAAATTTAGCCTTGGTCTTTGGGCTGATGGTTATGGTAGTGCTTACTATGGACAGGTAGATGAAGTAGTTGTTTTTGATGCTGAGTTAACTAATAATGAAATAGATGATATTAGAAATGGTCAGTATGGGGAAGTCTGCACAACACTAGCTCCAACAACTCTGGAGTCCACAACACTAGCGCCTACAACGCTTGAACCAACAACTTTAGCACCAACAACCTTAGCTGAGACGACTGTAGCACCCACAACTATATCTCCCTCAACTCCGACACCGAGTAGTGCTCCCCCCACTACCTTGGCTCCAACAACAGTTGCAGGGACTACAGTCGCGCCAACTACGGCTGTTGTAACAACTGGCGCGCCTACTACTCTGGCTCCAACGACTGAGCCGTCGACTACTGTGTTGCCGACAACTGTAGCTCCAAGCACAGTTACGCCTACAACACTTGCTCCTAGCACGTTAGCGCCTACTACTGAAGCGCCGACGACTTTAGAACCAACAACTGAATCGCCGACTACAGTATCGGTAACGACAGTAGTCCCAACAACTTTAGAGCCGACAACTGAAGAACCAACAACAGTAGCTCCGACTACACTAGCTCCAACAACTATTGCACCAACAACAGTTTTACCAACAACTTTAGCACCAACGACTGTAGGGCCATCTACAGTACCACCAACGACTTTGGCACCAACTACTTATGGCCCTTACGTCTGCACACATGAGTTACTATCTACAATTGTAGATGAAGATGAGTTACTATCTATAGTTGTAGGTGAAGGTGAATTGATGTCAACTGTAGTAGATGAAGATGAACTCTTATCTATAATTTGCTAGGATTAAAAATGAAGATATTTGCCTTTGACACAGTGAAATTGATACTTAATACAGGAAAAGATGTATCAACTTTTACTACTAAACTAATCAAGTATCGTGATCCAGATGGTAATGAAGGTAGATGGGTAGCTGCTATTTGTCCATCTAGCAACTTAAAAATCCAAGCTACCATTCAATTTCCTAAATCTGGAAGGTGGAAAGTTCAAGCTTATGTGTGGAAGGCTGGTCCTGAATTCTATCATGGAATGTGGGCTGAGGTTAGAGTGTATCCAGCTTTGGCCACAACGACTACAGTACCACCAACTACACCGGCGCCGTAAGATCGTTAAATAATTTAATTATCTAATCGAGGTTCAAGATGCCTTACATAGTACACGGTGATCCTTCATCAGGTAGAGAAAATCAGTACGAGAAGTACAACTATGACTACGACTATCCAGATGGGCTTAATTTAAAGCCTGGTTCTGAGTTGCACAAGAAACTTGTGTCAAGAATCTGGATACGTGCTAATGAGTCACGTACTGAAATGTCCAAGCGATTTGCATCTTGGCGTGAAATAGACAGAATATTAACTGTCTATATTCTTACTAGCGATAAGGAAAAGGCTATTAAAAAGAAAGACTCTAGAAGGCCTATATCAATAGTATTTCCTTATACCTATTCTATGCTTGAGGCATTGCTAACTTATATGTCAATGGCTTTCTTTCAAGACCCTATATTCCAATATGAGGGTGTTGAAGATGATGATACCATAGGTGCAATGTTGCTTGAACTTTTGATTAGAGTCCAGTGCATTAAAACTAAAGTTCCTCTTGCACTTCACACTATGTTCCGTGACTCTTTCGCATACGGAATAGGACCTGTATTACCTGGGTGGAAAACTATTTGGGGCAAGAAACCTATAAAATCTTCAGTCGTTACTGAAGGTGAATTAGGTTCATCCTCTGCACAGTATACTAATTTTATAACTGATAAACTATTCTCAGGTAACGACTTAAGTAACATCGACCCTTATATGTGGCTACCTGATGTGTCTGTCTCTAGCGTCCACATTCAAGATGGTGAATTCGTAGGCTGGGTCGAACGAGATAATTATATGAACTTGCTATCTGAAGAACAGTCTGATGATACTATCTTCAATATGAAATATGTAAAGCATGCTAAAGATAGGCGCTCACAACTATCACGTGATCAAAGTGATAGGGAAAAGAAGCAGGGCAAAAGCTCTAAAGAATTAAGGGGTGGTACAGAATCAACCAACCCTGTTGATACCATTAAGATGTACATTAAACTAATTCCAAAAGACTGGAAACTTGGTAATAGTGAGTATCCTGAAAAGTGGTTTTTTGCTCTAACATCTGATAGCGTAATCACTAGCTGTCATAGAGCAGAACACAATCACGGAATGTTTCCAGCTGCTGTCGCATCCCCTGAGTTTGACGGATATTCAGCTACACCTATGGGAAGACTGGAAATACTTTATGGTCTACAAAATACTCTTGATTTTCTTTTTAATAGCCATATTGCTAATGTTCGCAAATCTATTAACGACATGCTTGTTGTTGATCCTTATTTGGTAAATATAGCTGACTTAGAAGACCCTAAACCTGGTAAGTTAATTAGGTTGCGGCGACCTGCTTGGGGACACGGAGTTGATAAGGTTGTACAGCAACTAGCAGTCCAAGACATCACTCGAGCTAACATTGGTGATAGTGCTTATATCACTCAGTGGATGGATCGTATCTCAGGCGCTGACCAGTCGATGCAAGGTGCACTACGTCAAGGCGGACCTGAGCGATTAACTAAAGGTGAATTTCAAGGTACTCGTGGCTCAGCTATCAGCCGCTTACAGCGACTAGCAATGCTTGTTGGGATGCAAGTAATGCAAGATGTAGGTTCAATGTTTGCTGTACATGCTCAGCAATATATGGATAGAACAGAGTCAGTAAGAATAACTGGACGTTACGAAGAACAACTCTTAGCTCAATTTGGTAAGAGACGAATCCCAGTATCTCCTAATGATCTGTCAATAAACTATGATGTGCTTGTAAGGGATGGCTCAATACCTGGAGGTAACTTCTCTGAGTCATGGATTACTTTATTCAACATCATAGCGGGTACACCTGAATTGCATCAACAGTTTGATATATTTAGAATCTTCACCTATATAGCACAGCAAATGGGTGCTAAGAATGTAGAGGATTTCAAACGACAGGCTTCTCAAACTAATGTCCAACAGATGCCTGATGAACAGGTGATGAACCAAGTTGATAGAGGAAACTTAGTACCATTAGGAGGTGGCGCTCAGTGAATGATTTAGAAGAATTAAAAGTTTTGTCGGCAAGAGGTGACTTCGAAGCTTTCAAAGAATCTATGGTTTGGGCTGATATAAAGCATGAGTTAGAATCATGGAGAACTGGCTTCGAGCGTGAATTAGGATCATTGGTAGATAACTACGCAGGCAATAATCCTACAAGTGCAACTATCTTAATGCACCTAGGAAACATTAATGGTAGGATTAAAGCAGTAGATTATTTCTTACAGTTGCCTGACATCTTAATGGAAATGACAGAAATGCAAAAGCAGGAACAAAAATTAACTGAGGAGGAATAGCTATGCCAGTCGATGTAAAAGATGATGTTAGTGCTATGTTGGATGCTCTTGAGGGAAAAGTTGATCAGACAGAACCACCCTCAACTGATGCACCTGAGCTAGAACCTGAACCTGAAGATGATGTTAGGACTGAAGCCCCAACAACTGATGAACCTGAACCTGAAGGTGAGGATGATCTAGCAGATGAACCTGAAACTGATGCTCCAGTAACTGATGCTCCTGATGATGCAGATGATCGTTTATCTAAAATCATGAGGGAGAACGCTGAGCTGAAACAAAAGATCGCTGATCTTGGCAAAGGGAAGGAGGTACATACTGAAGCACCTACTACCGATCTTCCTATTTCTGAGGAAGATTTTGTAGGTGGGCTAGACCTTGATGATCTGACTAGTGACCCTACAGAGCTAAACAAAGTCCTCAACACCATATATAAGAAAGCAGTTGAAACTGTCAGAGGTGAGTACAAAGAGTACGGCACCAAAACACTTCAGCAAATTCCTAGTATGGTTAATGAGACTATTTCAACTAAACAAGCTCTGCAGGAACTATCTAAAAACTTTTACGAGCAAAACAAAGACCTGAAACCTTGGTCTAAGACTGTTGGTGTAGTGTTTGATGAACTCATTGTTGAGAACTCTGACAAACCTTACGCTGAAGTCCTTGACCTTGTAGCTAAGGAAACTAGGGAAAGGATAGGTTTGAAGAAATCTCAGCACGTCAACAAAGACGACAACGGTGATTCGGACAAGCCTCCACCGCTCCATCGTAAGAAAGGACAACGTGTGAGGCCTAAACCATCTGAGCGGAAGGGCATCTCTAGCGAAATTGATGAGATGAACGAAGCTCTTAATCGATAGGAGGAATTAAAATGAGTCTTGAAGACAGATTTGCTCAGCATGATAAGATCGTGGTTGACAAGTACCATGATCCTGCAGCTGACTACCAAATGACAGTGCGTGACTATGTGATGCGTCCTGACTCGAGTGAAGGAGCTATCACTCTCACCTTGCCACCTGTGGCGGAAGCTAAAGGTCGATGGTACTCGATCATTTCTCGAGGTGGACCTGGAGTTACAATCCAGGACTATGACAATGATAGTGAGTGTTGGCTTGGTGACATTGTGCTTAATAACATCTGTGACCGTTGCCTGCTTTACAGTGATGGCTTGGCATGGCATGTTATGGCTAGTCCTGGTGAATGGCCTGGGTTTGATACTACTAAAGCACCTGGAACCACCACTCCGCCTAGTACTGCTGCCCCGACCACTGTAGCTTCAACCACTGTGGCTCCGACTACTGAGCAGGCTTAATAGTTAACCTTAACTTTAATTAATTAACAGTTCCTTAAATTATTTAACGAACTTTGACATAACGGAGGTTTAAAATGTTTCTTGGAATGAGAGGCACTGGCGACTGGGTCGCCAATCAACGACCTGAAAATTGGAGAGAGCAGATTCTGTATCTGTATCCTAACGGAATGGCTCCGTTGACAGCTATCCTGTCGATGATTAGTTCTGAAATGACTGATGATCCACGCTTTCATTGGTGGACTCAGGAACAGAGCTCTGTGCAGGGTGCTGTTGGTGGAATCTGGACTGATGCAGCTCAGACTACTCCTTACGTAACTGGTGGTATTGCAGGTGATACTCTGTTTGTACAAGTCACCACGACTCTAGCTAATCGCATTAGACAGGGCCACCAAATCTTGCTTCGTGATCAGTCTGACTATGCAGTGGATGTAGTGGGTAAAATCACTAACGTTACTCGTGGTGCACTTAACTCACTGCTCGCTGTTAAACTGCTTGAAGCTGATGATAACTCGACTACTCATGATCTAAGTGATTGTGACTACTTCAAGATCATCGGTAACATTAATCCTGAGGGTGGCGAGATGCCTGATGCCATCGCTCTGAACCCGACTGAGGTTTACAACTACACCCAGATTTTCCGTACACCTCTGTCTATCACTCGTACGGCGAAGAAGACTCGTCTGCGAACTGGCAATCAGTATCAGAAAGCCAAATCCGAAGCGTTGGAAATGCACTCATGGGAAATGGAGCTTGCATATCTCTGGGGCATTCGCTCATCCAACATCGGAGATAATGGCAAACCTGAGCGTACCACTATGGGCGTGATTAACTTCATTCGACAGTATGCCACGGCTAATTGTGACGACTATACGTTGAATGCTACTTACTCAGGTCAGACTTGGGCGGCAGGCGGTGAGAACTGGTTGAAAGCTATGCTTGAGCAAATCTTCCGTTACGGTGCAGATTCCAAACTGTGTCTGTGTGGTTCTGGTGCACTGCTCGGAATTGATGCTTTGGCAATGGCTGGAGGTCAGGTCCAACTGCAGCCGGCTCAGAAAGTCTACGGTATGCAGATTCGTGAGTGGCTGACTCCGTTCGGCTCCATCTACATGAAGACCCATCCGCTGTTCTCTTACGATGCTACTACTCGTAATATGATGGTTATTCTGGAACCGAAAGAAATGACTTATCGCTACATCGATGACACTATGTTCTTCGGTGAGAGCGAGTCCAAGTCTCACTCTGCTGGTTATGGTCAGCGACGGATTGATGGGCTTAATGAGGAGTTCCTCACTGAGTCTGGTCTTGAATTTGGACTGCCGCAGAAATGCGCTGTCCTCAACGGTGTCGGTCTTCCTAATGCAGTGTAGCTAACCTCCTCAGACCGACAAGCTGGGGGCGGTAATGGTGCCGCCTCCAGTTCTTTAAATTATTTAATGATCTGGAGCAAACAATGCCTTGTATCAAGTCCTCTAACGGTAAATGGAGACTAGGTTCGAGCAAAGCTATGTACAAATCTAAAGCATCATGAGAGCGTGCATATGCTGCTTACCGTGCTAGTAAGCATTCATCTAAACCAAAGCATCATTCGGCTGCAGATGGTGAATTCTTAGAAAAACGTAGATCTAAGTTTGGAGCTTAAAATGAACCTACATCAAATTAAAGATAGTTTCAGAACTCTGTCAGGTAGGTATGACTTAGTAGATGATGATGAAACTGGGATTGTCATTGAGTTGATTAACTCAGCTTCACGTTACCTTGATCGAATAACTCAACATCAAAAAGCTCCTGCATCACACTTTGAACTTGCTGCAGTTGATGCTTTCCATGTAGATATTCCATTTTGTAGAGCAATCAAAGAAGTTTGGATATCTTCAACTACTGCTCGTTGGCAACTTGAAAAGGCTCGGCTGCAAGATCTTATTCGTGATTACTTAGCTGGAGAAACTGTTGACTCAGGAGCGCCTGAATACTATTGTCCAGTGATCACTAGGAAAATTCCTGAGGATGCTGACCTTAGTACGTTTGCTAGCTACATGACCTACCTAGATACAAAAACAGATCTTGGCTATGACTATGATGCAATAGTTATCTTGCCACCTACAGACTCACAGATTCTGGTTGAGGTTAGAGGATTATTCTACAATGCACAGATGTCTGAGGATGATGATGAAAACTTTTGGTCAAAGATTCATCCATTCACTTTGCTCAAAGCTGCATTTAGAGAACTTGAAATCTTTAATCAAAATCAGAGTAAGAAAAAAGGATGGGATGAAGCTCTTGCTGAGGACATAGTTTCTATCAGCAAAGATCTTGTTGAAGAAGAAATCTCTGAAATAGATCAGATTAGTAACTAATGTATATCAAGAGAGAAACTAGAAGGTGACATGGACCTTCTTGTCAGGAGACGAGAATGACTAGTGAGGAAAGAGAAAGTATTATTAATGAAGCTGTTGAGCGCACTCTATTGATGATACCAGAAGTTGTTGGCAATCTAATAATGAACCATGCTGCTAAGATTAGAACTAGCAAAGTCTTCTATGAAAAGTATCCTGAGCTTAAGAGTCATAAGGAGTTAGTAGCTGCAGTGATTGAAGAGATTGATGATGCTAATATTGGTGACAACTTTGATCAAATAGTTGAAAGGGCCGTACCTGAGATTAAACGTAAGATATCTCAACTTAAAAACTTAGATCTTAAAAAAGTGGAAAAGCCTAAACTCGATATACCTTTTGGTTCTGGAGAAATCTAATGGCTGTTTTAAGAGACGGAACTTTTGATTTCAAGATTGGCTCTGAAGCGCTGAGCCGTGGACTTAGACCATCAAAACGAGTTCCACGTAATAGCAGGTTTCTAATAACTTGTATCGGTGCTGTTGGAGTTGATAAGGTTCTTCAAGTCATTGACGATCTTGAGAATGATAGAATTGATACATCAGCTGTGATCACTGATGGATTTCCCTACCCACAGATCTTTATATTCACTAACACAATTCTAATCTGTGGAGAAACTGACATCTATGAATGTGATCCAGTTACATTGGCACTTACTCATGTAATAGGTCCTGTTGCTTCAGGTGAAATGTGGAGTGCAGTTGACTTCTTTAATTTCATTTACTTAACCAACAATCAAGTTTTAATATTAAGAAATCCAACAACTGAAACTTATGCACTTTCTACTGACTATCCTATTGCGAAAGCTGCTTGTAACTTTAATGGCCAGTTAATTCTTGGTAGTCCTACGGAGCCATAATGAGTTGGAAAGATGATAAAAATCTAGGCCCTTGGGTCTTTGCTGAGCAACCAGATAAATGGGGATATCTTAATAATCCTAGATGGATGCAAACACCTTCAGCGCCTATCAACTATAGTGGCAATGAAAGTAATGAGCCACAAATCTGGACACCGGCTGGGTCAAGGCATGATGCTGAAGGTTCTAATCAACACTTTCCATGTGGGCATTGGCATAAGCAAGGTGGAATGTCTCGTGACACTGTTCTTAATGAATCATTCTATCAGCAGTCAATAGATGTTCATCATGGAAGAATAGCAATGGCTGGAATGATAGTTGATGCTCCTTATGGAATGGTCTGTGTTGAGCAACGAGTTGATGGGACTTGGTATTCGCTTGGCACATTAAGAAACATGACTCAATATGTTCAGCCTAATACTTTAAGAATCTCAAGCGATGATGGGTACATAGCTTACTATTCATCTTATTACTTAGACGATGATCCAGGATTTACCAACTACCTAGGCATTGTTAAGTTTAGTAGAGACAACTGGCCCGTGGTATCAACTCCGTGGGTCAGTAACTTTGGCTCAGGAGTTCCTTACAGAGCTGATGATCAACAGTTCTACAATGTAATGGATTGCTATGGTTCAAGGATTGCTTGTGCTGCTTTGCTATATCAGATTAATGGAGTTAACCATAACAAGTATCAAATCAAGGTATCAGAAAACTCTGGTGATAACTGGGGAACTGAGTGGAATTTTCCTGATACTGTAGAACCTCTTGCTATTGGAAGTTACACAGATCGTGTCAATGTTAGAATGTCACAAGATGGATTAGTATGGGTTGCTTACCTTAGATCAGGTGGTCCTTTAGGCAATCATAATATTGAGTTATGGAAATCTAATGTGGCCGCAACTAGCTGGACAAAGATCTGGGAACGTAACTTTTATGCAGACTTGAATAATAGTGAAGCGCTAAGTCTGTTATTTGATATAGAGGATGAAGCAGCTGAGAAAATGTCTATAAGGCTAATAGGTGATGATGGTGCTAATTATCGTCATGTCTGTTATTATTCAACTAACTACGGAGTAGCCTTTAGCACTTACACAGACGTCTTTGCATACGGAGCTAGTCCTTATGCTAGAGGTACTGGTAATGGACAGTATGTAGTTGCCGGCTCCAGATCAAACCAAGATTTCTATCGAAGCACTGATGGATTTGATACTTATGGATTAGTCAATGTAGGATCTATTTTGACTGGCAGCTATGTCGATCAACAGAAACATCATGGAGAAATTGTCTACACTGAATGCGCAGAGAATTTTGGTGGAGCTGATCCTAATTTAATTAGCTTACTTTACTCAGATGATAATGGAGCTACTTGGAGAGTAATTCAAAGTCCATTTGAAATTGCTTACAGTGGATCACCTACCACAATTCCTGGCTATCCAAATAGAGCTAGTAAACTAACTGGTAACGATGGAGGTTATATGCAGTCTATAGAAACAACTAATTTAATTACAGGTAGTGTTCAAGTTTGGAATTCACAGCCTCATATTATTAACACTTCACCAGGCTTATTCATAGGCAGACAACCTGTTGATATTTCTTACTTTACGTTCTACAATTAGGAGAATGAAAGATGCCGAACGCAGCCCCAAATCACATTAAGTATTTACTTGCAACAGGTGCTATTGATTTCAGTAGCGATACGTTTCAGATCATCTTGATGCAATCAGGCTTTGTGTTTGATATAGATGATCATGAGGAGTATGCTGATGTAGCTGGTAATGAACTAGCTAACGGTAATGGCTATACTGTAGGAGGTGAAACACTTGCTGGTGTAGCTGTTACTGAAGATGACGTTGACGATAGGTGTGAAGTCACTTGGAACAATGTGACTTGGACAGCTGTCGGTGGCGCTATCGGACCTGCCAGTGGTGCAATTATCTATGATGATACAGTAGCTAATGATCCTATTGTTGGGTACATAGATTTCTTAGCTGACTATACACAGCCAGATGGTGGAACAGCTACTGTCATTGCACCTGAGGTTAGAATTAGTTAATTAAATTATTTAACGATCTGTTGAGGATAGACTAATGTCAACAGCACCGCCTACAACAGCTCCGCCTAGTACAGTAGCACCTACAACGGTAGCACCTACAACTTTGGCACCTACCACAGTCGCACCTACTACTGTACCTGACATTACCTTAACTGTTGATCCAATAGAGATAATAGTAGCTCCACCTTATGCTGTTTGGCACTATTGGCCACCAGCTCCAGTCAATCCTGGATTGGACCAAGAGTATGACTTCGGAGATATTCCAATAGAGCTTGACTTTACTGTTCTTGGAAGTCCTGGTAATGTAGGTATTGAAGTAAGTCCTATTGAAGTAGAGATTATTCCAGCTAGCGATGGATTCACTTATGGTCGAGTAATTACTCCTGATCCAATTAACATAGTTATCTCCATACCTAGTATTGACGTCTTGCTTGATTATGAAGAATGTAACTGGGTATGGTGGTCTAAGATTGGTGAGTTGGATTTTACCATAGATGAGAGCAATATAGCTGGAAAGCGTCCTATGGATTGGAGAGGATGTGTCTGGCATGTTGCTCGACTTGGTGACAAGGTAGGAATCTATGGAGATAATGGAGTTAGTTTTATCAGGCCGAGCGGTATCCACTTTGGACTTGATACTATTTATCGCATAGGGCTAAAGAACAAAGGTGCTTTTGTTGATGGAGAGAAGTACCATTTCTTCATTGATAAGCTTAATCAGTTATGCCAAGTTGACAAGGCATTCAAGATTCTCGATTACAAAGAGTTTCTGTCAACTATGAGTACCACTATTTTGTCGCTCGATGAAGAGCAAGAATTACTTTATATCACAGATGGCACTTATGGATATGTTTATAGTATTAAGGATGAAAGTTTCGGAACTGCTTCTGTGAATATAACTGGAATTGGTGCTCAGAATTCTCTACTTTATGTAACAAGTGATGGTGCAATAGATACGCCTAAGTTTGAAATCTGTACTGATATATATGACTTAGGTACACGCAAACCTAAGACAGTTCAACGAGTTGAACTTGGCACTGACGTTGGTGAGTTCTTGCATGTGTCACTTGATTACAGAAATAACTATCGTGAAGAGTTTAAGCAGATAGGTTGGTTCATAGCTAATCACGATGGTAAAGCTTATCCTAAGTGTTATGGAGTTGAATTTCGCATTAGGGTCAAAGCATCTATTAGGGAATACTTGGAACTAGATTATATAAAAGTAAGAGGACATATTCATGGGTATTCGTACCTTGATACAGCAGAGGGGTAATTATGGCTATTCAAATAACTCCTGATCAAGTTCCTCAATTTTGGGAAGCTATAAAGTATGCTTCGGTAAGTGCTGATTATGTAGAAGAACCTTATCGTGAAAAGTATCTTACAAAATTACTTTATAGACTTCTATCAGGCAAAGCACAGTGTTTTGTTAGAATAGGTAAGGACCGCAAGCTTGAAGCCATAGCTATTACTGAAATTAAGATTGATGAAATCAGAGATGAGAACAGCTTGTTTATAGGTCTCGCTTATTCGTTTAAGAAAGTTGAAAAGGAATTCTGGATTCAAGATATAGAATCACTGAGGCAATTTGCTAAAAGAGAAAACTGTAAGATAATCACCGCTTGGGCTTCTAACGAAGTTTCTGAAGGTCTAGCTGAAAAGATAGGTCTTAAGAATAGGCTCAAGTCCTATGTAATGGAGGTGTAATATGGGAGGTGGTGGAGGTGGGGGTGATCAGAAGACTGAGGTACGCTATGCTGATTACGTAGAGAAAGCTCATAAAGACTTTCTAAACGTAATGAAAAGCAAGCGGAATGCAGTTATAGATGATTCACCTTACACAGGATTCACTGACATATCGTATGAAGTTGGTTTCTTTGGAGCTGGCTATACCATTGCTAGCTTTCCATCTCTCTACGATATGCATAATATCCTGCTATGGGTGAGGTCCATAGCATAATCTTAGTATCACGAGAAAGATTATGTCGAAAAGCCTGTATCATCAGATATCCTTTAAACACTAAGTAAATGGCTATAAGACTCAGCCCAATTATTATCTCTATCATATGATCACTTTTTTG